ATCAGCGTCTGCTGCTAGTCCTGTCACATCACCGACGATAGGGATAGCACTTGAAACTATTGCCGCAAGATCCAGTGGCGACATAGCTGATTCATCGTCGTAACCAACAGACATCGATACGCCTGTCCCGTATGGGCTGCGATCCATGATCTCCATGTAACGCTCTGCCTCGATGCCGCCTATCTCGTCTTGAGCTTCTAAAACGGCAGACAGGAAGTTACCAATCTCGTTTTCTTCTTTAGCTCTCAACAAAGCCTGAAGGCGAGGTGATGCAGGCATTTATTAGGCCATACCGCCTTGGTACGGAGCGAAGGTCTGCAAGCCAGTAGTTGGGTCAACAACGATGCGATACATAGCACCATCACGGCCTCTGACAGCTTGCTGCTGACCTGGTTGCGCGGGTGGTTGCTGCATAGCCATCTGGTTACCCATTGGCATCTTCATACCGCCAGGCATTGCTCCCATCTGTCCAGGCATTTGAGGGCGTGGCATCTGAGGTGCTTGCCTGCGTGGCATTGGGGGCTTCATTTGTTGGGGAACAGCATTGCCGACTGGGTTGGGGCTTGGTCGTTGAGCCGGTGCTCTACCTGCAAGCATTTGCGCGATTGCGTTGTTCATTTCTTTTTCCCGTACTTAACTTTGACGTTTTTCTTCTTCGCTGCTTTCTTAGCTGCGGCGATACCGGCTGGCTTGTAGCTAAAGTGCTTGTTTCCTACCCTTGGCATGATTACTTCCTTTTCCTTGCAGTCTTTGCTGCTTTCTTGAACGCCTTAGCGGTAGGTGCGCCCCGTGATCCAGGTTTGTTCATTGACTCACCGCTGCCTGCCTTGATTCTCTTTCGCTTGGCGTGAATGTTTTTGTACAAGCTCACTTAGCTTCTCCTTGATTTAGAACCTGAGCACTTCCAGCGCTTTCTCGATAGCCTGAGAGGGCTGTTCGGGTTACGTGCTGCCTTTGGGTGCGAACGCATCTGGCCTGCACTTCTGGCGCAGTAGGAGTCGCCCTTCTTGGTGCCTGGCTTTACCTTTGCGCCCTTCTGGCCATAGCTAACCTTTCGACCACCGCTGGTCCGTTTGACTCTGGCTTTCCCTGCTGCTGGCCTCATTGAATTGGCATCCCTACTGTCTGACGTAACCGCATCGCTGCAATCCGTTGCGCTTCTAAGTCCTGCTGTGCCTGGGCAAGTTCTAACTGCTCAACCTGCGCCTTGACCGTGTTCAGCATGGTCTTGCTCTCACGTTCCTTGGCCATTGCTTGCTCGTTGGCTACCTCTGCCTGCTTCATGGCCAGTTCCATCTGCATAGCCTGGGCCTTCATTTGCTGTTCTTGCTGTTGCGCTTGAGAGATCTTCTGCTGCTCTTCTTCGTTAGGCTCTATCACGCCCTGCTTGATACCTGCCTTGCGTACACGCTCAACCAGTTCATCAGCGCCAACAAGGTCAAGCGACTTGAAGTAGATGTCTGCACCGAGCTGCGCCATTTGTGGGTTCTGACCAAACAAGGTGCCGAGCTGCTCTGCTGTCTCAGATCTGCGGGTTGAGAAGCTTGGTCCAGTTGTTACCTTGATGTCGTAGTGGCCTCGGTTGAGGTCGTTGATCATGACCGTCTCGCCGGTCTGTAAGTCGAGCTGAGGCTTGTTGATGACTTTGATCTCTTCGGCATCGTCCTCGCCCAGAATCCTGATCTGTCGCTCTGTGTCGTAGATCTTGGGGATCATGTCGATAAAGATCTCGCCGGTGTACTTGATGGACTCAACCAGTTCATCGACAAATTCATAGGTGGCGATATTGCCTTGCAGTTGTCGCTCCCTGATTGCTCGTCCAGAGGTTTCGTTACCTCTTGCGCCCAGGCTTGCGTCAAAGATCCCTGTAGTGCTCTTGATGTCGTCCGAGCTGATCTGTACGTCAGTCAGCAAAGCGCCTGATGGTTGTGCTGGTGGCTCTCTGAATGGCTTCTGTCCCTGGTCAAAGTTAAACAACAACACAGGGTCGTTAGAGGTCATCAGGTTGCGGTATCGGTCTTCATGACCTTTGATCATTGCCGGTGTAGCCATGAGCGGTTGCTTAGGTTGCAGCGCCGTCACCTCGATAGCAGTTGATCGAGAGTAGTTGTACATTCTTTGTGCGTCTTTTGCCTTACGAACCAACCCGCGAGTTAAGAACTTGCCGTTGATATTGGTGGTCTTGCCAAGCAGAGGCACCAATGGGATATAACGCCCAACGCACTCATACTCTTCAAGCACTTCCAAGCCGGTGATCTTGAACCGCTCAAGCTTGCGACCCTCAACGATGCGCTCGTTTGTAATCGTCACGCCCTTGAAGTTTAGCTCGTCAATAATTGGCTCTATGTCTGCGTAATCAACCACCTCACCCGTTGATAGCTGCACCAATCGGCGCTCTTCCATCACGATGCGGTAATAGTCTGCGACTCGGATCGTGTCTTCGTTGATCCAGGTCTTCATGTTGCCAGTGCTGTAGAAGTCCTCACCCACGCCAGTCTTGGCCTTGGGATACATGCGCTCAAACTCATCCTTTTCGATGTCGTCGAACATGAACGCATACCGGCACTCTTTCATGTCTTGTATCTGAATGATGGGATCAAACAACACGCTAAACGGGTTCTTGATCTCACGCAGGATGATGTCCTGGTTCATGCTGATATCGTCTTGGTAATCGTGGTCGATCATCCAAACGCCCCAGCCACCCTTCACACTGAACTTGAATGCAGTCTTGTAAGCCTTGTTACCTCTCTGCTCGATCTGCCTAATCAGTCCCTCGTAGATCTCCGCAACGTCATTGTCACCCTCTTCTGCGCCACGTACCTTCACCCCAGGTAGCATCTGCAACTGCTGACCAACAACCTGATCAACAGCACTGGATAGCTTGTCAAACGTCAGGCATGGGCGATTGATACGCGCCTGGCGCACTGCGTCTTCCCACTGACCGTCTTCGCTATCAACAAACTCTATATCTTCCAGGGAGTCGTTGTAGCAGTAAGACCAAGAGTCAGATGCCGTGTCGAAGCGATCCATAGCCTCGTCGATAATGGCCTGCTTTTTCTTTGGTGATCTGTTTACCATTCTGATGAAAAGTCCAATTCAACCTCCGCAACTTCTTCCTCGTAACCTTGCGCGAACATGCGAAATGCGTCAGCGCCGTTACTGGCCCAGTTGTGGAGTGGGTTTTGTCTGAAGGTGTCGTAACGCTCGTCCCAGACATATTGATAGTTTGCCAAGGCATTCAGCCCTGTCTCGCATCGCTCTGCGTCAAAGAAGCACTTGCTGAACATGTCTCTTACCATCGCAATGCCGTTCTCTACACTGTCGATTCTTGGCACTGTGTGGGTAGGAGATACGCCAAGGCCTTCTAGTATCTCTCGCCTTGATCGGTTGCCTGCACCTAACACGCGGTGCTCTGCGTCATGCGGCAGGTAATGTGTGCCGTACATATAGTCTTTGTCACGCAGCACGTTAGCGTAATGATCCAGGTCAACCAGGCGGTGCTCGTAGTAGTCGATGAACCGATAGGCCATACCGACCTGCTGCATAAACCAGATCGCAGTAGTGTCGTTCCTGCCCAAGTCCCAAAACGTGTGAACAGGTGCAGATTCAACTGGCAACCAGGTTATGCGCTCGTCATCCCTGGCCTTCTTGAGCTGCTTGGCGTAGATAGCGCCATCAGCAAACTGCTTTAGCTCACCCTCATAAACGTGCAGATACTCTTCGTAATCGTAGTCCTTGAGCCGCTGCATCTCGTCTTTGAGTGGCTGGGTTACCCAAGGGTTATCACGCCAGCTAACCTTCTTAACCACTGCATCATCCGCAGGCTTATTCATCACAAACCTCTGATAGACAGGATCGCTTTTCAGTGCAGGATTGAAGCTTGCCCATATCTCGCTGCCCTCTTTCCGAATCGTTGGAATCAGCAGCCGCCATGAGTTCTCACTCACCGTCGATGCTTCCTCGATCCAGCAGATATCTATGCTCTCAAGAGACTTCAAGCTCTCAGGGTTTGCGTACAGTCCAGAGAAAATGATCTGGGTGCCGTTGATGCCTCTGATCTCGTTCTGTTGTATCTGGTAGAAGTGGCTCAGGCCCAATGCCTTGATGCGATCAGCCAACAGGTTGTGAACCGAGTCCCTGATGCTTCTCTGGATCTCTCTGGCGCAAAGTATGCGTTTAGGCTTGGTACCAGCACCAATAAGCAATAACGCAGTAGCAAAGGCCCAACTCTTACCAGAACCGCGACCGCCCCAATAGATCTTGTATCTGTGCGGCTCGACCAGCTCTTTAAAGGCTTTGGGCAGGCTTACGCTATTCCCAGTTGATTTCGTAGGCTGCGATTGCAATTGGGGCATCTTCATCGCCTGTGTGTTCAACAGACTTCAGGTCTGGCAGATACTTAGAGATAAGCTTC